GTACGAGATATTGATACCTAACTCATATGTTGAAGTGAGTTCGGTTAGTAATGACATTGAGATAGTTGAGGTTGAATATGGCGATACGGTTAGCATTACGTTTAGATTGAATGAAGCGAGTGATGTTGATGAGGGTGATGTGTTGGATGTGCGGTTTGTGTTTGAGGTGAAAGAGTTTAAAGACATCAGCGAGTACACACGATCCGAACCATTCGACTTAAACAACGCAACATACTATGAATTGATTGGTGCAGGTTTTTATGAGGAACACGCACAATTAATCATTGATGAACGTGAATTGAATGGTGGTTATAATTCTATATTTGATTTAGACAATAGAATTGGTAGTGATTGCTATGCAGGGTTGTATATCGATTACGAAAATAACGGTTATTTAATTTTTGGTGTTATTAATTAAAATATATGTTATAATAAAAGTAGAGTTATGCCTCTTTCCTTACTTCCTTTGGGGGTTAAAATCCCCCTCCTTTGGGAAAGAGATATGAAAGGAGTAATATGAAGTTAGAAACGGTTATGCGTAAGATACAAGAGGCTGATGTATTTTTAGCATCGATGCAATATGAACCAAGTTATGATTTTGGCGTAGATATGAATAATGCATTAAAGAAGATTGGGCATTATAGTGTTATCTATTATGAACGTTGTGAAAAGCAAGGTTTAACTTATGAACAGGCAACCGAAAAGTTAGGCGAATATTTAAGAAGTAACCTAACATTAGTGGTTGAAGAATATGATAAAAATGAGCAGGCAACATAAACTGCTCTTTTTTTATGGTTGTAACATTTGTTACGAAGTGGTATAATTACATTAGCAAAAGGGTGGCTATGCACCGAAACCATAGGTAAGTAGGCTCTCTACTATAAAAGGAGGTGATTCGTAATGATTAGCAAGGAAACAAAGAAACACATATGGTATTTATATGATATTAAAAAAATGAGCAAGAGCAAAATAGCGCAAAAGGTAGGCGTTAGTCGCAATTCTGTTATTAAAATATTGGAAGATAAATCAACAGTAAGTGAGCAGTTTTTAAAAGATGCGCAAAATATAGAACGAAAATCAAACGAATCACTGTTAAAAATGATACAAGATGATGATAGATTGCCAAGCATAGTGAGCAAGATATTAGACATTATGAATGATGATGAACAATTAACAAATGAAATTAAACGAAATGGTTTGAGACCACTTGCAACCGTGTTAGGTATATTAAGTGACAAATCAATTCGATTGGCTGAAATGCATAAAGGTGTTAACTCACCGAATAATGTTAAAGTGACAATAGTTAATGATGCTGATACTGTTGCTAAATTTGAAGAAGAAGTCAATGAGTCAAAATATACGAATTAGCGATATAGTAGCAAGACCGCATTTAGATAAGTTTAATAGTACAGCATTGCATCAACTCGATCATGGTGGTAGAGCAGGTTACAAATCAAGTAAGAACGCAATCAAGATAGCATTACATATGTTAAATGACCCAACCTGTGAAGTGGTGGTTATACGTGAAGATTATAGCGACCACAAAGATAGTACGTTTGCTGATTTAAAATTAGCGTTTGAACGGTTAGGTGTTAAGTTGCAAAGCGGTATTAATTATCCAAACGGCAATGATTTATGGATTAGGTTAGAACAAGGTAACTTCATCCATTTTAAGCATATGAAAGATATCGACAAATTAAAAGGTACAAGACCACGCAATCCGAAGAACAAGATAAAGATAGTGTGGTACTTTGAAATAACACAATATAAAAGCGAATGGTATATTAATGAATCAAACGCAACATTTATGCGTGGCGATAAAGATTACTTTTACGCTTTTTATGAATGGAATGATGCACCGAAGATATCACATTGGACGTATGACTTTGCTAAAACAATGGCTAAACGTGATGATGCGTATGTTAAAAAAACGAATTATTGTGATGCACCTGAATGGCAACAACAATTATTTTTGGGTAAAATCATATTACAAGAAATTAATAGATTAAAAGAATATGACCCTGAAGGGTTTAAATCAACATATCTAGGACATCCAGCCAATTTAGGTGGAACAGTATACAAACAGTTTGATATCAAGCGTAACGTTAAACCAGCAACACATAAGTATGTTGATATAACAGTTGGTGCTGATGTTGGTGGTAACGATGCAACGACATTTGCAGCCAAAGGATGGCGTGAAGGGTTTAAAGGAATTGAGACCTTTGCACATTATTATCATAAAAATGGCGTGAGTGGTGGTATTAAAAACATCAATGACTACGTTATGGATTTATTGGAATTTTGCAAGAACATATACAATGAATACGAAATCAACATATCATTGTTTATTGATAGCGCTAATCTAATGTTTAAACAGTTGGTAGAAGAATACACAATGACACAACGTTATAACTTTATTGTTGTTGAAGATTTACCAAAAATGAAACGATTAATGCGTGGTAATAAGAATAAATCTATACTACAAGGACGAGTAGATATGAATGAGATTATGTTCGGTAGTGGATATCATACCATTGATCCAAGTTGTGAACAACTTATCAAAGCGTTCCAAGAGCGTGAATATGATAAAAAAGGTAACCCAGCCGATGATGGTTCAAGTGATGTTGATAGTATAGATGCAAGTGATTATGGTTGGCTTAAAGAGATGGATTTGATTTACGATATGATAATGAGGTGATTTAATGAATGAGGTAATGGCTAAAGATTTACAAAAATTATTCGTTAACAAAGGATATAACCCTGTATTTGGAACTATTTATCAACAACAACAAATATGGTTAAGTTGGTATCGTGGTAACGTCGATAACTTCCATACCATCCAAAAGAAGAATGCGGAGGGTAGAACCATTGCTATTAAAAAGCCATCATTACAAATGGCGAAAAAGGTAGCAGAAGATATAACAAGTTTACTGTTCAATGAAAAGGTATCGTTAACTGTAAGTGGTAATGATAACGCACAAGATGTATTAGATACAGTATTAGATAATAATAATTTCTATGATGAGATGCCTAACTTTATTGAATTAACAGCAGGCGCTTATGGTACAGGTGTTATGGTTGAGTATCAATCAGATGGCGAAACAAAAATGAATTATCTATTTGGTGATAAAGTATTTGTTATTGACTATGACAATACCACACCGAAAGCGATTGCTATCGTTCAAAAGTTCCAAAAGGGTAAACAAAAATATAATCACATTATGTATCATACATTTAATGATGGGTTATATCGTATCACACACGAGATGTATTCAAGTGGTGAGAGAGCGCAGGGATTAGGTAGTCCTAGCGGGTTAGGTGTGCTATTCAGCGAAAAAGAACTTAAATCAATGAGACACGTTAAAGTCATTGATAACGTTGATATAGTCGAGTACTATAAAGAGTATGAAACGGATACACCACATTTTCAAGTGTTCAAGTTAGCGATAAGCAATAACTATGATGTGCGTAGCCCATTGGGTGTACCAGCAACGGCGAATGCAATCGGTACGTTAGAAAACATTGATGAGAAGTATTATTCAAGTCGTATGGATTCAATTAACAGTCGCAAGAAAGTATTTGTTGATGAAGAAGCAACTAAAATCCATCGAATTAAAGATACACAAACAGGTGATTTAAAATTCACTAAATACTTCGATCAAGATGAAACACAATATCAAGTATTAAAAGGTATGGGTGCTGGTGGCGATAAGAAAGCCGTTGAAATATATGCACCTTTATATGATAGCGCACAACACGACAATGCTATACAAATGGAGTTAAACTACTTATCAAGTAAATGTATGTTAGGCTCTAACTATTATTCATTCCAAGATGGCGCAGTAGGTTATCAAAACGAAATGAACGTGATAGCAAGTAATAGTGACACGTTTAGAAATAGACAAAAGAACTTAAATAGATTAAAGATAGTATTAATTAATATGATGAAGTCTATAATGTATTTAGAAAAAGATAATGGCAATTATAACGGTGATTTAGATTTAGAATATGATGTTATGTTTGATGATGACATTATGACAGATGATGCAACAGTAATTGAAAATTATCGAAAGGACGCTTTAGATGGAATTATACCTGTTGAAAAATACTTAATGAAAGCATATAACTTAAATGAAGAAGATGCTTTAGAGTTGGTTAAAGATGTAACAGGTGTTAGTAAATCTAAAACCGAAGTAATAGGTAGCGCCATTGAACGTGGTGTAATGTCAATGAAAGAAGCACAAAAGGCTTATTATGGTGATGTTAAAAATGAAGATGAATTAGACCTTGCATACATAGAAACGAA